TCTAACGAGTATCCAAAAGAATGGAATGAATACTCTGAGGAAAGCAGTGTAGATACTGATACTGTAATGCACGGTATGATTGCACAGGATATCAAGCAAGCATTAGATAATGCTGATTGTGATACTTTTGCAGGGTGGAAAGAACGTAAAGATGGTAGTCAAGTAATGAGTAGAGAGATGTTTGTAATGCCTCTGATTAAGGCGGTACAAGAACTATCTGCAAAAGTCGAAGAATTGGAAAAATGGAAAGAGGAGAACACTTGTTGTGGTTGATAATGAAACAAATGTCGTCAACATTGGCGGCACTGAATACGATCCTAGTGATCTCACGGATCAACAAAAATACTGGATTGCTCAAGTTCAGGATCTTCAAATTAAGCGTCAGGCGCAACAATTTCAGTTAGACCAGATTAACGTGGCTTTAGATAGTTTTATGACTGCGTTGATTAATAGTCTTAAAGACCCCGAAACGGCTGATTTATTTAATGAAACTAAGGAGAAATTAAATGGCTGATGAACTTACGGCAGATGAAATTGCCGCACATTTTAAAGCTATGGATGATAGCGTAGCTCTGATTAATGCAACTGTTGCTGATGATACAGAAGCTTTAGAACTGGCTGGGGGATCTGCCGCTGAAGTAAAACTTATGGTCACACGCAACACGGACCATCTTGAGATTCAAAAAGAAACGGCTTGGTATAAGGCGTCTAGCAAAACCAAAACGTCTTACACGAAAGCTATTACGGACGGTAAAGCATACGTTGCAGGGTAAGATGAATGCCTTTGACCAGAGTTCAGTTTAAACCTGGCGTTAACCGTGAAAGTACGTCTTTTGCGAATGAGCAAGGCTGGTTTGATTCTGACTTAATACGTTTTAGAAAAGGTCGTCCAGAAAAGCTGGGCGGTTGGACAAAGATTTCTGCGGATACACTGACGGGAACAACCCGTTCTTTACATGCGTGGATTACTTTGGGCGCCCTAAAGCTTATGGGCATTGGGACTAATGTAAAGTTTTATATTGAACAGGGCACCCAATACAACGACATCACACCAGTTAGAGCCACGGCCACTCTTGGAACTAACCCGATTACTACAGTCAATACTTCGGGTGAAATTACAGTAACGGCTGTTGGACATGGAGCAGCGGAGGGCGATTATGTTACTTTTAGCGGTGCAACAGCTGTGGGCGGTCTAACCACTGCTGATTTAAACAAAGAACACATTATAACGCAGGTGGTTTCTGGTAACAGCTACAAGCTCGATACAGGTGGAACTGCTACTTCTTCCGCTACCGGAGGCGGAACTGCTGTTATTGCGGTTTACCAAATTCATGTTGGTATTGAAGAGTCTATTCTTGGCCCCGGTTGGGGTTCCGGTTACTGGGGTGGTTCAACCCTTACCTATTCCCAAACCACTTTGGACGGCGGCATAAACGACAGTGTAACGTCAATAGATTTAACGTCTGCTTCTGATTTTGAAACTGCCTCGACCACTACAAGTGCTGCGGTAGCTTTCGGAGCCACCAGTATAAACTTAGCCGATAGTTCTGGGATGCCTTCTAAAGGCACAGTTCAAATAGACAGCGAACTTATTTCGTATAAGACTAACTCAGGCACTGTTCTTGGTGATCTTACACGGGGCGCTAGTGGAACTACTCAAGCTCTTCATGCCAGTGGCGCAACAGCTACTTTTGCTGGTTTGATACTTATTGATGATGAATTAATTTTTTACACAGCAAAATCAAGCAACGACCTAACAACCGTTATTCGTGGTTCTTTGGGTACTACCGCTGTTGCTCACTCCGACGATGTTATTGTTAAAGAAGCCAACGGCTTTTATGGATGGGGTGATACAGTAGCTCCGTTTACTTCTGGTGAAACACGTTTGTGGTCACAAGACAACTGGGGTGAGGATCTTATTCTTAATGTTCGTGACGATAGTGTTTATTATTGGGATGCCACACTAGGTCTTTCTGCAAGAGCAACAGCACTAAGTAGCCAGACAGGGGCCTCTGGTGCACCGACTACGGCCCGTCAGGTTCTTGTATCAGACACAGATCGTCACGTTATTTGCTTGGGTGCCAATACCATAGGGACTACGGCACAGGATCTTTTGCTTGTACGTTGGTCAGATCAGGAAAATGCAGTTGATTGGACACCTACCGTAACGAATACAGCAGGGTCTATGCGCCTTTCTTCTGGTTCCGAAATTATTACCGGGACGCAAACAAGACAGGAAACTCTGATCTGGACTGATTCTTCTTTGTACAGTATGCGATTTGTAGGACCGCCCTTTACCTTTTCCTTTGCCCTTTTAGCAAACAACGTGTCAGTGTTGTCTCCAAACTTGGTTGTTCCCGTTGGAGATCGTGTTTTCTGGATGGATACGGAGAACTTCTTTGTATATGCGGGGCAGATACAGACAATACCCTGCACAATTCTTAGATACGTATTTGACGATATAAACCTTGAGCAAAAGCTAAAGTTCTTTGGGGGTTCTAACCGGATGTTTGACGAAATATTCTGGTTTTACTGTTCTTCTAGTAGTGATGATATTGATCGTTATGTGAAGTTTAACCATGCAGAGGGAACCTGGGACATTGGTTCGTTGTCAAGAACTGCTTGGGTTGATTTTGGATTGTTTAGTAAACCCCGTGCTGCGGGAACCATTAACAGTTCAAATTTCATCTATGACCACGAATCAGGGACTACGAATGACGGTTCCGCAATGACTTCATACATTGAGTCTTCTGTGTTCGATATAGGAGACGGCAATCAGTTTGCTTTTATTAAAAAGCTTATACCAGATATTGATATATCCAGTGCGGCAGGTAATGGCGTTGACTACATATTGAAGACCCGTAACTATCCCGGAGAAAGCTTGACAACCAACTCCACAAGTTCTGTCACAAGCACTACCAAACAGGCTGATGTAAGAGCACGATCTCGTTCTGCTGTATTGCGTATTCAGAGTAGTGCTGACGATATTTCTTGGACGTTGGGTGATGTCAGGATGGAAATTCAACCTGACGGGAGGCGATAATGGGTAAGTTACTCGAAACGTCCCTTCCTCTTGCTCCTGTTGAATATGACCAGCAAACGATGGTTCGATTGGTTCAGCTTGTTGAAAGGGCTCTTACGACGAAGGAAATGCCCTCTGTCATAAGCGGCGAAGATGACACAAATGGCATGAATTGGTTTATGGACTGATGGCCTCTGCATACAAAAATATAGCAAAACTAGTTGGTTCCACGGGGGATGTCACAATTTATACGTGTCCTAGTGAAACACAGGCTATTGTTAAAAACATACAATTGTATAATAGTCACAGTGGGACTATAGTTGTGTACCCAAAGATTACCGATAGTTCGGCATCTGTAACGGTTACGTTAGAGAAGAACAGCATAGGAACTCTCGCAGACACGTCACTTACTGGCCCTTTCGTCTTAGAGGCCAGTGATGCGCTTATACTTAATTGCGATACAGCGGATAAGATATACGCTTTCGCAAGTGTTCTGGAGATTTCATAATGACGCTCGATACATCACCAAAAACTTATGGCGAACCCAGCATTGAAGCATTAGCTTCTGGGTTAGGAACATTAGGACGTTACGGCGACAACTACATGGTTCACGCCGCTGAAGGTGAGACGATTGTTCCTAGAGAGGTTCTCGAACAGAATCCCGGATTAAAAGAAGACTTGTTTAGACAAATGACGATGATGGGTATTGAAAACCCTAATCGTTATGTTGTTGGTGATCAGTTAAACTCTATAAACCCAATCACTGGCCAGCCAGAGTTTTTCTTCAAAAAGATATTTAGGGCCATTAAGAAAGTTGTTAAGAAGGCGGCTCCAATAATTGTTCCGATGCTTGGCAACATGATCTTGCCCGGTATTGGTGGTCTTATAGCGTCAGGACTATACACCAAGGCACAAGGCGGATCATGGGGCGATGCTCTCAAAGCTGCTGGAATGGCTTACTTGGGCAATGTTGCGTCAGCAGGAATAATGGGGGGAATAAACGCTCCCTCTGGCCAGTTCTTTGACGGTTTTTCAAAGGGTATAGGACAAGGTATTACGGCTCCATATGATGCCGTACGTGGATTAATACAAGGTGGTTCGGCAAGTCCTTATCAACAAGGTCTTTTTGGGAAAAGCACCGTTCCGGGTATGCTTAAACAGTATGACACTCAATACCTTGACATACCCAGTGCTTCAGACATGAATATACAAACTACGCCTAATCCAGTTGCTGCTCCGGCAGAAGCAGTTACTGCTTCACCGCCTGTAGGTGGTGATGTACCTACTTTCCAAGAAATGAATATACCAAGGGTTTCTGATTATACCGGGGGCGATGTGGCTCCAGAATTTTCTGCTGGACAAACTTATACACATAGACCTTTAAGTGTGGGAGAAAGTCTTGTGGGTCGTGTTGCATCTCCACGTACAGCCTTAAATATAGAGGCACCATCAAGTGGAGCGGCTTCTACAACACCGGGCGCTTCAACACCGGGCGCAGGGGAACAACTTACAATAGGTGGTGAAAACTATACTCGTGGAGAGAAATATGTATTTAACAATAAAGAATATATAGCTGATGTAGTTGTTAATGAAAAGGGTATTCCTACGCCTAAACTCGTAGAAGCACCATCAGGAATCGGAAAGTTTTATGAAGAAAACATTAGAGGACCCGTTGCAAACATTGTAGGCGATAAAGCTGCAACTCCCGTTATTCTTGGCGGTGGTGCATTACTTGCGAATGCTTTTTCTGAAGATCCTTCACCGCCCCCACCAAATGCAACACAACGACAAATAGAGGCGTATGACGCCTATATAGCAGCTAGGGCTAGAGGAAATCTGACAACAGAACAACATCTACAAATGAGATCCGCAGCAGGTCTAGCTCCTCTATATACTCGTTCCGAATTGGCAAGAATCATAGGACGTGATGTTAGTGGTCTTCCCGATTATTATTTTGCTCGTGGTCGTGCTGGCGGTGGCGAAGTCATGGGTCCGGGTACAGGAACCTCTGACAGCATTCCGGCAAGACTTTCAGATGGTGAGTTTGTAATGACAGCAAGAGCCGTTAGAAACGCTGGCGGTGGTGACAGGTCATTGGGCGCGGCTCGAATGTACGACATGATGAACCGTTTTGAGCAAGGAGCGGCATAATGGTTGATGTAACAGAAAGCACACAAACTACCCGTCAAGCTCCTTATATTGAAGAGTATCAAAAGAAACTTTTTCAGCTTAGTCAAGCGTTGGGTCAAATACCCCAAACTCTTCCAACACAACAAATTGAAGGATTAAGCCAGCTACAAAAAGACGCCATTCAAACAGGAAGAGGCATAGGAGCCTATCAATCTGGTATAGACACTGCTTACGGAACGGCTGGTACAGGGCTGCAAGCTCTTTTGCAAGGCGCATCT